GTCAAAAAAGCCCCCCTCCGTCAGGAGGGTGCGTGCTTTTTCTGACTCGACTGCACTGTCGATCAACGAGTGCGCTAGAACGATCAGAACGGTTCAACTGAACCTAGTAGGACGTTCGGCTGATACACTTTTACCCCTCCATATCTGGGGGGGTGATGTGTATTGCGGACGAAGGAGGGGCCACCATCAGTCTGCGCGGCCGAAAGCGCGCTCATGTTCGTATGTGTTTGTATGCGTTCGTCTCTTGTCTCACAGCTTTTCTTGAAATATGTTAAATTATATATGCCACAAAAAACATAAATTATGAAAAATTGTCTACCCGCACTGGAGCCTCCTCGAGGCGTCAGATGGTAACGCTCGTTTTAGACGAGTGGCGAATGCCAGTGCACGGCGGCCTAGTCCACTCCCCCCAGTCCACGATGATTCGAAATTGTCGCGTGTGCTGGCGGGCTAGGTGTTAATCCTCAGGGTCCGCGACCGGCCATTCCAGCGTACCAATTTTACGGGAGCTCCGTGCCTCCACCTCCCAGTGGAGGAGCGAGGAGACCTGTTTTTGCGATCGGTTGGAGGCTAGCCTAGTAACTCCGCGCACGAGTAGTAGTTCGCCTTTTCGCGACGTGGCTTGGTACCCCGTGCCTCATCTTTAGGGATGAGGAGCGAGGGGTGCTGGGCCTAGGTCCCAAGAGGTTCGAGCGAGTCCACAGACTGCACAGGTTTCCAGGGTCGCGGATGCACAGTCGCCCTCACGCCAGGGGGGGGTCCATGGATTTCCAGTGGAACTTTTCGGCCGTGACCGCCTGCACATGGATGCAGGCCACGGCCATCTTACTCTCTGTCTCACAGGCCCGGGAAGGCCTTAAGCTGTCATGCACCCCATCTCTTCTTTTCCCCTTCCTCGCATTGTTTTTCTTTTCCGATTTTGTTATCTTGCGGTTCCTCCTGTCCGTGGTCGCCATTGTCGCGGCCACTCCGGTTTTCCTGGTCGGCGCCTTCACAGGTGCCGGCCTCGCTTTCAGCCGTCGTCGCTGCCGCCGCCCCTCGCGCGCGCAACGGCTCGCGGCTTACCGTCTCGGCCATCGCCGCCCCCACTCCCCTCGTCCGCGTCAGCCCCGGCGCACTCGGCTACGGGCACGTTGCCCCCCTTCCCATAAAAAAGGAAGGGGGGTCACAGGCCCTACCATTAAAAGGTCTTCTCGCCCCGGTCCCCGTTTCGCCCGCCGCGCCAACGGTGGTCTACTCGGCCCCGGTGTTATACCCTATTCCGATCAGGGATGGGATAACGTGCTGTGCCCAGCCCCTCCCGTAAAAAAAAGCGGGGGGGACCTGGGCCCTACCATTAAAAAGAGTGCACCTTCCGCGCCTTGCCCCGCCCAGCCCAGGACCCCTCCTGTACGCCGCGAGACCCCTCGAGCGTACCAGCTCAGAAGGGCCCAACTTGCTGAGCGTGCAGTCCGGCGTCAGGAAAAGTGGTACGAGTATCTTGGTCGTGTGCGAGCACGTGAAGTGTTCCGTGCCGACGTCCAGGCCTTCGTCAGTGAATTTGGCCTCGCGTCCGTCCTCCTTTCGTCCAGCCCGACGAAGCGTGCTCTCGCCGACAACATCGGTTTGGTCGGCATCGAAACTAACCCTGGACCCTCCGCCGCCACGTCTACCGACGTCGCCTCGCAGGTCCTTTCCTGCACTACGTCCTGGTTGGGTCGCCGATCCTACCGGTTTACCGCTTTCGTCGGTCCTATCTGGGACGGCGATGCCTACGCGCGACAAGAAATTGCGTATCTGCGCATGCGTGCGGTTTGCCACTTCGGTGTACTGCTCGCAGGCCTGCTCGTTCTCTTACTTCATCGCGTCGTGACGTCCCGCCCCCTTGTGCTATCCCAACTTGCACCTGGCGATTTTCTGCCGCGCGGGCGCTCACTCAATTGGGCGTCCGAACGTGGCAAGACCGTTTGTCAGGCTTGGCTCGTGTCGCGTAAATCTGTTCTCATCACGACACGCGGCCCTGAATCGTCTAATCCCGAGTTTGTTGGTACAGACTCGGGGGTGGGCGGTTCGCTTGAACTAGGTGAAGATCCTTCCGCCGGTATCGCTCGCGAGGTGCGAGAAGAGGTGGGTATCGACATCGACGGCTGCGACGTCCAAGTCGGAGCCGTCGAGGTCGATTCCGGGTTTACCGTCGTCTGGGTCATAGTATACCTGGCCGACGAGCCCGAACCTTGCGTCCCTGCGTCCGAAAAAGAGAAGGTCATTTCCCCACGTTGGGTGGAATTCTCCTCTGTCGACACGTCGAGGATGCACCCCCGTACCGCCCATTCCTTCGGTCAGTGTCTACCTAAGTTTTACACTGGTGCCGAGTTTGCATCCTGCTCCTCCGAGGCGCAAGCAACTTGGTTACGCCGAGGCTCAGCCGGTGATATGCCTCCCGGCCTATGGTCACTCCGCCTGATTAACAATCGGGATGGTCTTTGTGTGCCGTATGCCATGCAGGCAGTCTCCGGTCTTGAATTCGACTTCGCAGACCTTGCGGCGCGCGTACCCCCTGCCGGTTACGACTTCCGCGCCCTAGCCCCGAATCCTGCCGACTGGGCATGCTGGTCTGCGGATCGGAAGGCCTGGGTCGTCGGCAACCCGGAGACTGCCAAATACTTCCTCTTCCACAAGATGAACGGCAAGTTCGGGCACGTCGACGGACTGGTGCGTGCGTCTCTAGGGGAACCGGTTTCAGATACCGTGTTCTACCCTACTGGGCGGGGCGGCTTTGACAATGCTCGTGATGAGTTTGTCGCGTATGCCATGGACAGTATCAAGGACCTCGACGGCCCCGCCGTCCGCTGTGATACTTACCGCCAGAAGATGGGCGAGTGTCTTACTTTAGATGAGACGGAGCTCAGTAACTGGTTAGTGTCGTGGCACAGCGCTAACCTAAACGGCGGCAAGGGCCCCAGTCCGAACCCGCAGCCGCCCAGTCCCCCAACTTCACGGACCCCGCCCCCTCCCCCCGACCCAACTTCAGACGGCCTAGGTCTCCCGGCTGACCCGTCCAGTGGTGCCGGTGACCTTAAGACCGGTGCCAACATTACAGGTCTTTCGGCAGCCGAAGGACCGCTGAAATTGACAGGTTCGTTGGATACCGTGTCCGTCGTCGCAGACCGACGCGTGCAGGAGGTCCCCGTTGATGTCGATTCCTTGTATACGCAGCCGGAACTCGGTACTGAAGTAACTTTTGGTGCCCCAGCTTCCGGTTACGATAACCTGGGTCGACTCCTGTTAGTGGATTCTGTTGCTGACGACGTTGACGTGGTTTCCGACCTCCTTGCCNGCACGGTCACCGTATACTACGGTTTCAAGGATCGGCTTTCTNNGTTCTTTGGGAAAGAGATCCTCTCTTTCATCCCTGGCTTGAACCGCCACACGGAAGTGATTGGCCGTAACATGGTACCGGGTGATTACGCCGACAAATACAGTACTACTGTCAAGGAGTTCACTGCTATCTTCGCCGAAATTATCGGTGCAAGTATGGTCCTCGGCTCCCGGCTCACGAACTGGGTCACGACGGTCGACGAAGTCCCCGGTGCTTCCTACGCTCCACTCTACGAGCGTCTTTGGGCTGGGTGGCTCGCCGCAGCGCATGGGGCAACCCTTCGCGCACAAGGTGCTCGTAACGTCAACGGCCACGGTGGAGGCAATGTTGATCCTCATTTCAACGTCGTCTTCCCTAACCAGATAGGTTTCCTTGATGTGTTCGATTTATCGGCGGCACCTGTCGCTGGTTGGCCCAAAGCCATGGGCGCGAATGCAGTCTCTGGTACGACTATGGTGCCCTTACGTATTTCCGGAGGCCCTCGTTATCCTACCCCCGCTGCAGGTCGTGACTGGCGTGTTGTTTTATACCACCTAACGTCGCGGTACATGGACCTCGAGTCTCCTGCGTCTCTGCAGGCCCCTAACCTCCCAAGGACGCGAGCTAACCTTGCAAATGCACCGTCCTTCTTTCCCATGTTCGACGCCCAACTCCCGTCCTTGATGTTTGTCTGCGACACGATCCATTTCGGTCGTAACAACGCTCCATTCCCCGCGTACGCTGGAAACGCAGCCGCATCGATGCAGAATCCTGACGCCTGGCGTGATGCACTCGTCTTCATGCTTCAAGCTGTTGGTGGTTCTGAGGACGCGATGCAGGCATTCCAGAACGTTGCCGAACGGTGGGCGTACTTCTACCCCGGGGACCAGACTCACCTTGCGAATCCGTTGGCCAACCGTATTCGTCGGGCTGAATTGGTTTACGACGCGCTGCGTCGGCGCCTGCTTCACATGCGTCTCGTTCGCCCGAACGTTGATGCTGGCAACGTTGCTGATCCCACAACCGCTGCGTCGTTCAAATTATACTCAACAGCCGCTCCTGCCGGTGTTGACGTGTCCCGCGCAGCCCTGACCGCCGCCGCCGCTGCACCCGGTTGGGCCACGGTCCGTGATGTGCTTGGCGCTGCTGCCGCGATCGCAGACTTGCCCGCCCAAGACCTTACTGGCTTGGTCCTTGCACAGGCGAACGGTACGACGGATGCCATGTGGCACCAATACTTCCAAAACGTGACTCTCGACGGGCCCGGTTCACCCGCACTGTCGGAATTCTTGTCTTCCATGCCGGAGGCTGATTGGGAGAGCTGTCGTCTTTGGTTATCTTGGGACTGGTCCCCGAACTTCCCTGTCCAAGCCCGCCCTGTCGCTGCGCAGATTGCACGGCATACCGTTGCTTTACGTAACCGTGCCGGCGCCGATCTGCACCATAACGATCGTGCTGCAGCTCGGGCGCTCTCACGCGGCCTGGACCTTTCCAACGAATGGACCCTTCCCTTGGCTAACCTCGTCGAACAGCGCACTGTCGTCGTTCCTAATGGCGTTCGCGCCATGCGATCGGCTAAGGTTTCTGCTCGGATCTACCACGACGATACTCTTGCACTTGTGTTGGCACGGAGATTGGCCGATCAATCCTTCACGTCGCAAGGTTTAACCACACGGTTTGCCCTACTTGCCGTGCAGATGCGTGCCGGCATTGATGCGGTAACTGCATCCGTGGATCTGAACGCGTCTACACTCCGTCTACGCACCGGCGAGGCCCAGACTGGAGTGGTACTCATCGACCGTGTTTTGGAGGATACCAATGAGTACGTGCGATTTGGAAAGATGGGAGATTACCACAGTGCGTACGTTTCACTTGCCGGTAATTCCATTCTGAACGCTGGTTACCCTTCGAAGATGCTGAACGAGTTTGGTGTCCTGCGTCGCCTCGAGTTCGCTGATACTAGCAACTTCGTGTACGATACCACGGACGCCGCTGCCGCAACCGAGAAGTCACTTCTCCTGTGGCGTACGCTCCACCCCGTGACTGTTCGCTTCTTCCGTCCGGATGTGGCCGTTCAGGGCGGGCCTGTCGTTAAAGATCTCGACTTGTTCGGCATCTATACACAGGGTGCCCAACTGCCTTGGGAAGACTGGGTGGTCAACTTCACTTGGCGTAAGCCAGTCGCGGCTCTCGGCGCCTTGCGAATCGTCCTGTCTGTCTCAGGCGCTGCGCTCAAAATCCGCGCGATCGTTGATTTCCTCCCGACTCGCGGCCGCCGAGTTCCTCGTGAACACGAGGTTCTTAGCAATGTGTCGCAACTCGTGCCGCGTTACGGAATAATGGGAACTCATTCCCCCGTACTCAAGGAAGATCTTTTTTCCTGGTACCATTGTCCGCTGGTCTTCCGGCTACGCGTCGATGAAGTGAACGGCGATTTGGATTGGATACGCCCTGCACCGATCTGGGAATACGGTTCCGTGCCTCGTACATGTGGTACTCCTGCCGTGTTGAACTACAACGCGCGTCGGGTACATGTGTTCGCTTCCACCACTGCCGCACCTAATCCAAACTCCGCGTTCCCCGGCCAGTTAGGGAGTTGGGCAGCTGGTGGCCTAGGTCGTAGCGATTACATCTACCTTCCAGGTATGTCGACCTCTGGTTCCAGGCACCACTACAGCGGGCAGGACGGTTTGCCTACACGGCGCCACGCATCCTCGGAGTCTTTCTTCTCAGTCCAGCAGAGCGGCAACTACGTGTACATGCGCTCACCTGCTGCGGTTGCCCATGCTACTCCGCGGCTGATAGCTGGCTACGGGCACAACGTTCCCCTAGCCTACACCGGGCCTAACGGCAATGCGATGGTTGTCGGCTTCTTCAACGGTGCTCTCGCGGGTATGTCTCAGGATGCTCGCTTCGGTACGTGGACAGAGATTACCTACGGCGACCCTCGCGGTCAGGCAGCACTAGGACGTGATACCCTACAACGTTTCTACGCCCTCGTGCCTGTCTACATGCACCGCTGGGAGCGTTGGTATTCCAAGATGGGCCGTGACTATCTACCGGTCATTCTTTCCCCGAGGCTGGACATCGTCGTCTCGACTCCTTCCACGCTCGAGGGGACTCTCACCGATCTTGGTTCGCGTGCATTGGCCGACAGTGCTGCAGCTAAACTTATTGGCGGGTTCCGTTCTCAGGACCCGGACTTTATGCCGGCTGAACGTACAACGGCAAACTTCGACCCGCGTATTATCGACGTCCCTATTCGTCAGGGACACATCGACCACTTCCTTACCGGTTTCTCCAGCACTACGGCTGTGGGCGAACAGCTGTCCACTGAAGGTAAAACCGCCGCCAGGAAAAAACGCCTTCGCCATAAGGCGGACCTGGTTGCAAAAATGAGTGAGGAGCTCGCGGAAGAGGGTTTTGTCTAAGCCCCTTCTTCGTAGGCAGTAAACCTAATACTGCCTCTAAGTTCTCTGTGTCCGGACGCGCGGCTGTAAACCGCGACGCTGACCTCGATATCCTGCTGGCGGGATGTCGTGCAACAAAAAATTCAAAAATATGGACGGAAGCGGTCCTGAGGAGACGTCACGAAACGGCTGGTCCGTCGGCCGCGAGTGCAGCTGGGCTGTGCAATCAACAACTGCTGGTGGATAGTACCCCGAACCCCCCTATTAGTGATGCTGGACCCACCGGTGCTGGCCCAAGAGCTAAGCTTTCTGCGCGAGCTTCTCGTTTGCGCGTCTGCGACCCCACGGTTGGCGCCACCGGGACCGGCGGAACGAACGGTGTGCACGGTTCCCTCTGTCCACCTGTTACCGCGGGCGTTCCTTGTACGGAACGGCCTGTATTCAAAGCCACCCCTGCCATATCGCAGGCTCCGTCCATGTCACCGGATGAGGGTCGAGCGGTGGCGCATCAAACTGATGTCGCTGCCCGGGGTATGGATCGTTCCGCTGCCAGCCACTTAAACTTAGAGGTGAGCGGCGGTTCTGAAAACGAGCACACGACCGCGCTTCCACGCAGCCTCGTTTGGGCAGAGCTTATCGACAAGCTCGGCAAAGACGGTCAACGGTATGCCATCGCCATCCCCTCCGGCGAAGGTAAAACCTTCCTAAAAAACACGTGTCCTGCGCTCTTCACTGATCACGACGACTTGGAGGACCAGCGGATAGCCGGTCCGCTCTACCGCGCTGCTGTTGCCTCCGGCGACTACTCTGCGCTGAATGCATACCACCACAGCACTAGTCTGTCTGCTAGGACCCCTGTACTTCTCACCTGGGGTAAAGAAACGTGCGCACCTGGGATGTTTACCTTCCTAGGGGCCCATTTACTTCTTGAAAGCACAGGTATTCGTGAGAACGCGGGCAATCGCGAGGGTTTAATCCGCAGCGGTGACTTTGTCTACTCCGTATCCTTCGAGTCCCGTGATGCCTTAATCGCCAAGTCGCTCAAGACCAAGCGTCGCCCTTACCTCTGGGACCTACCTTCTTCAGTAGTATCACGGCACCCCTTGTTCTCTGCCTTGGCCAACAAGAAGTACCCGCAGTTAATCGCTGCTGCGGAGGAAATTGCTCGGGCAGGTGACATGATACACAAGGGTGCCTACGCCGTCGTTAAGGAATACTATGATATGTTCCTGCGTGATGTTGTCTCTCAGGTACTGTCCTTTAATGACGGCGTTGTGCTTCACAAGCTTGCCTTCAACGGCCAGTTGCCCGACGTTATGTACCAACTGTATGACAAGCACGCTCCTGAACAGTTACCTGATTACTCGGACGCCAAGGCTGTACTCGATAAGGGTGCTCCCAAAGGTACGTATCACGGGGCGCACGTATACGACGCAAAGACTCTATTCCGTGGTGTCCAAGGTAAGAGACGCGCGCATGAGTACGGCTCAATGTCTTTCCAAGATATTTCCGACTTAGCCCGCACCAATGCCGTCGTCCTCGTGGGACCCCCTGCGACAGGTCAGTGGCTGTACGCGGCACCTATCCGCAGATATAACCCAGCTTTCCCAGACTTACCGGGTATCTTCGTGTCACCTTCAACCCCTCCTGCCTCTAACAGCGTCGTCCCCATCGGCTACTCGTACTGGCTTTTATACTCGTATTTCAAGCGTGCCGGTCTGACGGCCGCCCGGGCAAAACGCGAAGCCCACCGCGAGTACGCGCTTACTACGGGCCTAAAAAAAATAGGTCTACAAGGTGAGACGACCGGAGCCCCTACCAAACGGCGGAAATGGGAAACAGGCCAGGCAAGGCGATCTCGGCTTGTCCGGGCGAACGCTGCGTTAGTTGAGACTGTTGATGACATACAGACTAAAGTACGCGCCTCACGGACTGAAGCTCTCAAAAGAGAGCGGGCTCTGGATGAGCCGTACCTCATTGGTTACCAGAGTAACCCGAACGTGCAGACGCACCTTCGTAACCAGATCGAGCGCCTCCTACTTGCCCTCGGGGTTGACGACGCTCTAGCGGTTGACCTACTACGCGAATTATACCCCTTCAAGGACGAGGAACTCCTCGCCCGGACGCGTGTCGACGCCTTCCTCGTTGTTAAACTACTGGAGCGTCTCAGCATTAAGTACGGGGTAGGGTACGTCAAGGGCGTCCTGGTCGGTACTGGTGGATTAGGCCTACAGGGTATCGCCGGGTTCGCTTTATACGCCTTATCGTCCGCCGATGCTGCAACATACGTGGCCGTCCTCTCCCACAACCACATTCTCTGCCACGGGATTAAGCCTGCAACGCAATTCTTGAAAGCGGTACAGACTGTTACTAGACGGATACAGCGCCTGCCTTCCTACTTCCCGCACTCCTGGCCCGACTACTCGCCTCTACCGCGCGCACAATTTAATCCCAGCGCGGTGTCTATTCTGTACGTCAACTTACTTGTGGGCAGGGCACAGGACGAGCTGCTCGGATTCGATGGTTATGTGGAGAAGCGCAACGGAGCAGACTGGATACAGAAAAGTATCACTACTTCCTCCGATCCTAAGAAGAGGGCGAAAGTATGGGACCAATTGTCCACTGCAGCTATGCGTCGCATGGCCGTGCATACCGCTTCCGCCCTCAACCAGGCTCGTAACCCGGACGGAGTAGGCGACCTAACTCCTTCCGGTTTCCTGGCTCATTTCGTCACCGTTGCGCCTCGGGGTTCGATTGGTACAGGAAAGGACGACTTACGCCCGTATGGTATACCGCTTCACAACGCGCACAAACGGCTCTGGCTCGATTCGATACCCCCGGATCAGCTACCCCAGGTTATCGAGAGACCGGCCGAAGTGTTTACTAACGCACAGGTTAAGACGGAATCAGGATTACGCCTGCGCCAGATCATCCCCGGTGAAATACACCAGTGGTTGATCGAATCCATAGCCATGTATCGTATCGAGCCTGCTCTCTTCAAAGGGATTAGCTCTTTCACCCTCGGTTCCACACCCGTTAGCATGATGATTGCCGATCTCAAGCGTTGGTGGCGGACTCGGCACGGCCGCTACACCCTAGCGACTGACTACGCCGATTTCAACTACCTACACACGTTGGAGGATATGAAACGCTTCTGGCGCATCGTCGTACTTGAACCTGCTCTAACCTTGGCTGGACCCGGAGACTGGGATGGCGTTAATTATGCTGGTTTCGTCGCCAAATGTGCCGAATGGCAAATCGATGCCCTAGATAAATTGTACGTTCGCGAGGTCGGTTCCGACGGCATGTACCGGCGCGTGACCCGCTCCTTGTGGTCCGGATGGCGTACAACCACCATGATTAACAACACCATGAACTTGGTCTATAATGAGATCAATCGATCCGTATGTGAAACTGAACTCGGTTACGATCCTATCTACGACGGCCACGTGAACGGTGACGACGGCGACTTCGAGGTAAGATGCCTCTCCGACGCCCTATTCTATCTCCGCCACCTGGACATCGAGAAGTTGGACGTTCAGGCCTCGAAACAATTATTGGCCGCGTCCCACGCCGAGTATCTTCGCATCGATTACACACCGCAAGGTATCCGCGGTTCGATTGCTCGCTCGTGCGCTTCATTCGTGGGTGGTGACTTGCAGGATCCTGTTATTGACGTGGGTCCTGACTACGTGCGAGGGACATCGGAAGCCATCAACGTGATGATACGCCGCGGCTTCGACCCGTTTGAGGGCGAATGGCTCCGCGACACCGTGTGCGGCTACTACGCATATATAAAGGTCCAACTGATGGACGGTTCAGAGCGCGTCAGTCGCCTGACCGATACCCGCAAGTTATACGTCCCCTACTCCGACGGTGGTTACGGTCTGGTACGCTACGCCACCCCATCCTCCACTAGACTGGCGACTACACGTAAGTGGCCGTCCGCCCGTGGCAGTTGGACACTTGACAAAGTCCCACACCACGGTGTTGGCGCCGCATGCCGAGCCGCCATCGGTCGCTTCGCCCGGCGCGGGATGCAGTTTGCCCACCCTGAGGTCTTATATCGGATGTACGCCTCCTTGGCCTCACAGGGTGTTGATAACGTCACTAATAAGTGGTGGCAGGACTTGGACCGCGCGCAGTTGGCGGACCACTTAGACTGGCTAAACAAAGTCGATGTGGTCTACCGCGAGCACGTTAGTTCTTTATCGTCCCGACAGGTGGATTTGGTTAAGTCTGCGGTCGACCGTGTACTGACTCGTGATCCGTACGAATCGCACATCTATGAGATACCTAGTATCAAACAAGCTCTGGCTGAGTATTCTTCCCGATTGCTCGGGTTAGCTTCTGTTGGCCCGCAACTCTTACAAGACATCGTTGACACGTCGACCGGTGAACGACTGACTGTTGCCCAGATCGCGCAGGCCTTCGGTGAAGAGATGAATGAACGGTACAAGTTCTTCGGATTCTACCCCGCCACCTTCATTGACCTCATCCTTGACCACGGTTACGAATTACCAGTAACGACCCTCGGTGTTTGCCCTGATTACCTTCTACCGCTGTTAGATCTAATTGTTTCTGACGTGACCAACGCCTACGAACCTCAGCTCGAAGGCGTCCAACAGCTCAAAGACTACTACGACAGGCTGCTCCGTGATGCTATCACCACAGCAGAACTGTACCTATACCAAACGTACCCGCATCTCCTCAAGACTTGACGTGTACAACAACTCAATACAAAACTATCTAGTATAGTAAAGTATGAATATGAACGAATACGTTCGTGCTGAACAGTATACACTGTTTCAGACGC